CGACGCATAACCACAGGTTGCTGCATGTGCCTGTAACGGCATAGCAGTACCCATAGCAAGTGCCGCAACAAATAATTTTCCTAACATCAAATACAATTGAAATCTACATCCACCTCTTGCCTAGGGCATGGGTGGCACAAAGTAATCCTTGCGGTAGTATCTGCCAAGGATGTTGCTATTATAGTAGGCAGGTGTGCCATCTGTCAAGCTCTTTGTCAAGACATCATGAAGGAACATCTGTCGGGTCTCTTCGTAGTTTACTCTGCCTGGGGTAGTGTGTAGAGAGAGGATTTCTCTGTTAAAAGCGTCCCGTCCATAGAGTTTAAGATCCGCCTTAAGTTCATCAGAACTTCCATAGTAGAGTTTCCAGTTACTTTCACTAGTAACTCTTCTCCGCTTTGTAGTTTTATCCACACTTGGAGGCTTTCGTTTTTGCCAGAAATACTTTCTTCCGATGTACGAACGGTTGGTGGTGCTACAGGTAATACGGTAAACAAAACCATAGTAGTCCCCAATATCGTCCCCGTCAAAGACGCTGCCACGATAGATCCAGGGATTCGAATACTCTTTATTTTTTGCCACATGTTCATGATGATCTCTCCTTATTTATTCGGTCCCAGTTGATGACTGCATCGTTCCAGTCTCCTGCCCACGGATCTGGAAATGAATTTCCCAATCCCGTTTCATCGCACCCAACGCCCACGCATCCGTCAGTTTCTTTGGACCCTCTTTCAACAACTGGATTTGAAATGCTGATAGACCAGCCTTCCTCTCCAAATAATCCCGTCTCCAGGATCTCTGCTTTATTTGATCTTTGTTCATCTTCCTTGTCCCAAATCTCCCCGATGTGTTTGACTTGTTGATCTATGGATGCCATTTCCATCTGAACTCTACCATCAATCCAGCGTTCGCGCAACCACTCCAAAACACCAAGGGCAAGGTGATTGATGGGGAACTTTTGTTTGTTCGCCCATCTCTTGCCCTTAGTGTACCAGTTATCTTCTCCGCCCCAGGTATGCTCAAACTTATAGTTGAAATCCTGCGAAGGTGTCTTTTTTGACATCTTGTTTGATGCTCCCAATTAGGTATGATTCGACCTCTGTTTCTTGAGGAGCGACTTGCATACCCTTGGAAGACAACCAGTGCTCAGTCCAGGGAAGTGGATTGTTGGTAATAGGAGTGTCAAAGATTGCCTTGAGTCCAATAGACTTCAGGCGACGATTAGCAGTCCACTCAACATACTTAGCAAGCAACTTATCGTTCAGACCGATGATAGAACCATCCTTGAACAGATACTCTGCCCACAACTTCTCCTCCTCTACACACTGACGGAACATGTCATAGACATTTTCCTCTTCTTCCTTGGCGATCTGGACCATCTCTGGATCATCGCCCTCCTTCCACTTATTTAGGATGTTCTGGGTGATCGTCATGTGCTGTGATTCATCCCTTGCGATGAGTCCGATGATCTTTGCACTTCCTTCCAGGAGTTTAAGTTCTCCAAAAGCGAAAGAGCAGGCAAACGACACATAGAACCTGATTCCTTCGAGGATATAAACGTTAGCAACTGCTCGATATAACTTTCTCTTGAGATCATTTAGTTCCCACTTAGCAGAATCAACATCTTCCAATGCCTGTTCCCAACGAGTTCCAGCACCCCAGTCAGTTGCTGCTTGCAAAAATTCATCATAAGCACGAGTAACTGATTGTGCCCGTGAAAGGATCTTCTCGTCGTCTAGGATCTTATCAAAGACATCAGAGGGGTCAGCATACACATTCTTGATGATGTGGGTGTAAGAGCGACTGTGGACCATCTCCATGGTCTGCCAGATATTCATAGCACCTTCAAGTTCAGGGAGAGAACAGTAAGGCATGAATGCCATACCAGGACCACGACCTTGTACGCTATCCAAAAGGATCTGATACTTCAGGTTAGAAGTAAAGATGTGCTTTTGTGCTGCGTTTAAAGTTTGATAGTCAGCACGATCCTTCTGGAGGGATACCTCTTCAGGTCTCCAGAAGTATCCAAGCTGTTGCTGTGTCAGTTTATCAAACACAGGATACTTGAACTTATCATAACGTTGAACCCCAAGAGGGGGTCCAAAGAACATCTTTTGTTTTGTACTGTCTACCTTGGCGGTATTAAATACCGTCATTCCCTTTACGTTATGCATTGGTTCGTTAGTTCTAAATCTTGCAACTGTCACAATCTTCCTCCTCGGTGGCAAAAATGTCGTCTAGTAAATCTTGAATTGATGCTTTCTTTTCTTCTGTAAGTTCTGGTTCGTCACTCTTAATATCATATGTGTTCTGATAGTAGGAGGTCTTCCAACCATACTTGTAAGTTTTTAGAAGGTCACCTGCCATAACAGAAACTGGAACTTCATTGTTCTCATAGTTCTCTGGATTATAACTCCAGTTGCCAGAGATTGCCTGGTCGAAGAACTTTTGCATTGCAGCGACAACTTTGATGTAACCATCGTTGTCCTTCATGTCCCAGAGAAGAGTGTAGTTATTCTTGAGAGTACCATACTGAGGAACGATCTGCTTGAGTGGTCCTTTCTTTGACTTTTTAACGGACATATATGCTCTAGGAGGCTCGATTCCGTTTGTGGCATTTGACACAACGGAACTGCTCTCTGAAGGCATCTGTGCGGACAACGTGCTATGTCGCAGTCCATGTGTTTGAATCTCGGAACGTAGAGTCTCCCAATCATAGTTCAACTCGGTTCCACAGAACTCATCGATGTCTCGCTTGTAAGTGTCGATTGGGAGCAGACCTTGAGCGTATTTGGTGCGATCAAAATATCCACACTTGCCCTTTTCTTTAGCGATGGTGTTGCTTGACTTGAGCAGGTAATATTGGAAAGATTCAGACAAGTCATGGACGAGTTGCCATGCTCGTGGATCGTCGTAATGTTCTCCATGTTTTGCTAGGTAATGTGCTAAACCGATATAACCAATGCCGAGAGAACGACGATTCACTGTGCTGACTTCAGCAGCACGAACAGGATACTGTTGATAATCAATCAACTCTTCAAGACCACGAACTGCGAGATCGCAAAGTTCTTCAAGGTCATCGAGTTTATGAATCTTGCCAACGTTGATAGCAGACAGAATGCACAAGGCAATCTCACCTTCACCATCGATATGTTGGAGAGGATCTGTAGGAAGTGTAATCTCCTGACACAAGTTACTCATATTTACCTTGTCAGCAAATGAAGAGTGTGAGTTGCAGTGATCGATGTTCATGATATAAACACGTCCAGTTTCTGCTCTCTCTTTCAGGAGATCCAAAATGAGTTCTTGAGCTCGGATAGTCTTTCTTGGAATAGACTTATCTGATTCATAGTCCACATACATCCCGTCAAATCTATCAGTGCCAAAAGCATCATACAAACCAGGAACGTCGTGTGGCGAGAAGAGGGAGATTTCTGCATCTGCGATGAATCGTTCATAAAAAAGTTTGCTGATCTGGATACTGTAGTCTAACTTACGAACTCGGTTGTCTTCCGTTCCTTTGTTGTTTTTTAATACAATGATATCTTCTATCTCTTGGTGCCAGATTGGGAAGTGGACAGTTGCTGATCCACCACGGATGCCATTTTGAGTGCAGCATCGGACAGTTGCTTCAAACTTTTTGAGGAAAGGGACAACGCCTGTGTGCTGAACTTCTCCGCCTCTGATCTTAGCGTTGATGCCCCTGATGCGACCTGCGTTGATACCGATGCCCGCCCTTTGTGCAACGTATCTGCCAATAGCCATATCGCTAGTAAAGATACTATCGAGGGTGTCATCGCTATCAACAAGGACACAGCTAGCAAATTGTCGAAGTGGAGTTCGCACTCCCGCCATGATAGGTGTGGGAATGTTGATTTTGTGTTTGGAGATTGCGTTGTAGTATCGTTTGACATACTCTAAACGTGTTTCCTTAGGATAGTTTTGGAAAAGAGTAACGGCGATCATCATGTACATATATTGTGGCGTCTCATATAAGTTGCCACTAGATCGATC